GGAAATGGCGCAGGCCGTTAGCCTGGCACCATACATCGACCGCGATATTATCGCGCAGCAGAAGTTGCAGAACAACGATCCATACAAGACGGCGGTTGAAAACAACCCGATGATGGCGCTGGAATCGTATAAATCCGCGCTGAATGCCTTGATGATTACACTCGGCAACGAGAACATGGCGCTATCCATAGCGACCATGAAGGCGTTGACGGGCGCGCTAAACGCTATGTCGTCAGCGTTTGCAAAAGACCCGCAGATGGGCGCGCAGCTTATGCTGATCGCGGATGCGTTGAAGGTGTTGGCCCCAGTGATCGCCACCATAGCGATTGCGGCACCTGCTATCATAGCGCTGAAAACCCTACTGCCGGGATTTGCGGCGCTGCGGTTAGGCCCGCAGGGTGCAATCGCTGCTGGTGCGGCAGACTTGCTACTGACCAACGCCGACAAGGTGCCGCGCACCAGCAAGGATATTGCGACCGGAAATTGGAAAGACATCGGCGCGATGCTGTGGAGCGGTATTCAGGCCGGCATCCACGCGCAGCCAGCACAGCGCGCCGCCGACGCTGTTACCGTGCTGGTCAAGAACTTCATAGATAGTAATGAAGTTGGCAGCCATGTGGTAAAATCGACGGTTAAGGCCAACAGTACGGCACAGACCGGGACCGGCGATTACGACTCGCGCCGTTCTGCACCGCCAGTGGATCATTGATATGTTCCCGACCACGTATCTGACCCTGGGAGGCTACACCTTCCAGGGCTTCGGCGTGCCCGAGCGCATCAACGGTGGCGGCGCGCAACGCCTGGTGGTGCATAAGATGCTGGGCGGCGCGCGTGTTATCGACGCGCTCGGCCCGGACGATGACGCGATTCATTTCCAGGGGCGCTTCCGTAACGCCGACGATTTGAACGCCATGGGCGATGCGATGCGCATGGACCAGATGCGCCGCGCGGGCCGCCCCGTGCTGCTGACCTACTGGAACCAGAATATCTGGGTGGTGATCAGCAAGTTCGCGTTCAGCTTCGAGCGTTTCTACGAAGTTCCGTATCAACTCGAATTGGAGGTGATGCAGAACGCGGCGCAACAGAACGTGCAGCCCGACCCGACGCCGGCCGCCGCGGTGAGCAGCGACGCGACGTTGGCACAGCAGACGGCGGGCGGATCCACGGCGACGCAGGCGGCGGTTCAGCCGTTGCAGACCGGATCGCTTTACCCGAACGGCCAGGCGAATGTGAATCTTAGCAGCGGCACGCCGGTTACGCAGGACGTTGCGAACGGCGTTGCGGTGAACCTCGGCCCGATCGCATCGGCCGGCGACATTCAGCCGACGACGCCGGGCGGCATTACGGCGGGCGGCGACCCGGCCACGATGGCGAGCGGCCTTACCACGCAGGCCGGCACAATGACGGACGCGGCAGCGGCGCAGAACACATTGCCGGTGGTGAACCGGATGCAGGTTAATCTCGGCGGAGGTTTCTGATGGCCGTTCAAACCATCACCGTGCCGAGCGGCAATTTGTTCGCCATCGCCGCGCAGCAATATGGCGACGCGACGCAATGGAACCGGATCGCCGCGGCGAACAATATGACGGACCCATTTTTCACGGGCCAAACCACGCTGACCATACCGCCGGCGGACCCGGCGGGCGGCAACGGTGGAATCCTTGGCGAGTGATTCGCTGGCGCCACCCGGCGCGCGGCAACCGCGGATAGCGATGCTGGTGAACGGGCAGCAGGCGCCCGGCCTGATTTCCTTCACCGTGACCAACAGCAACTTTTTTACGTGCGACAAATGGAGCGCGACGATTGCGCTGGACGGCGCCGGGCAAGGCTGGGGCGCACCGCAATGGGCGTTGCAGACCGGCATTGATCTGCAACTATGCGCCGCGCTGGCGCCGGGTGCCGCGCTGACCACGATTATTGGCGGCACGGTGGATAAGGCCGAACTGGACCTGGATGGGCAGCGCGTGACGCTGGCGGGACGGGATTACAGCGCGCCGCTGATCGACACGCTGACCAACGCCAAATACGTGAACCAGACCAGTTCACAAGTGGCCGCGACGATTGCGGCCGCGCATGGCCTGGCAACGCAGATTACCGCCACCAGCATTCCGGTGGGCCGCTATCTGGATAGCGAGACGGCGCATATCAGCGACGATCTGAGCGAGTTCCGCCTGCTTTCCTATTTGGCGCAGCAGGAAGGTTTCGACCTTTACACGAAGGGCCGGACGCTGGTTTTCGCGCCGCCCCAGACCGACCCGAACCCGCTGATCCTGACCTATTCGTATGGGCCGCCGCAACTGAACAGCAAGGGGCTGCGGCTGATACACGATAAGGTGCTGGGCCAGCAGGTTGTTACGGTGCAGGTGCGTAGCTGGAATTACCAGCAGAAGAAGCCGATCATTGCGACGTGGCAAAGCCAGAAAACCACCGTGCCGCCGAAGGGCCAGAAGCACGCCACGCCGCCGACCATGAACTTCACGCGGAGCCAGTTGCAGGGCGGTGCCGGCGCGAAAGGCCCGTTCTACATAGAGCGGCGCAGCGGATTGACGCAGCAGCAGGCAGACCAGTTGGCGCAAAAATTGTTGAAAGACATCACCAGCAATGAGCGCGCCGTGGAATACGAAGGCCCGGCAATTCTGGGCGTTGATGCGCGCCGCACGCTGCGCCTGACCGGCACCAATACGGCGTTCGATCAGGATTACACGATTGGCGAGGTGGAGCGCACGTTCGGCTGGGACGCCGGCGCGACGATGAACATTCACGCCAAGGCATCCAGCCCGCAAGAGCAGATCACGCTATGAGGGGCATCGAGGATTTCCTGAACGTGATTCGCCGCGAGGCGAACGCGGCCGTGAAGCGGCGTATCCGTTCACCGCGGCACGGGATCGTTTCGGCTTACAATCCCGCCCGCCCCGCCGTGAAGGTGAAGTTCACAGAGGACTTGGATGCGGACGGCAACCCGAAGGAGACGGGCTGGATTCCGATTGCGGTTGCGAGCGCCGGCGCGGGCTGGGGTATCATGTTCGCGCCGCATCTTGGCCAGCACGTAACCGTTGATTACGCCAACGATGAATCGAACAGCCCCTTCCTGCGCAACGCGCTGCACAGCGATGCGGAGCCGGGCATAGGTGCGCCCGAGGGCGAATACTGGATGGTGCATCAAAGCGGCACCGTTCTGAAGATGACCGCAACAGGTACAGTGCTGATCGGCGCCGGCGCCGGCACGTTTCAACGCCTGGCGACCGAGCATTTCGTTTTGCAGGTGTATGACAATCACACGCACCCCTACATCCCCGGCAGCAATCCGGTGGCCAATACGGACGTGCCGAATCAGCAGGTGAGCAGCGGCGATACCACCAATCTGACCGCGCAACTGAAAGCCACATAATTTGGACGCATCGCATGTGTGGGGCGGCGACCTGGCACTGGCGCCGGGCGGCGACCTGTTGGCTGTGGAGGGCACCGCCGAGGGCCAGCAGCGCGTGATGCGCCGCGTGCTTACGTTGCCCGGCAATTACATCTGGCAGCCGGAATACGGCGCCGGCGCACCGGCCATGATCGGTTCCACAAAAACGCCGAAAGAGGTTGAGGGCGCGCTGCGGGCGCAACTGCTGCAAGAGGCCGCCGTGGCGCCGAACCCGCCGCCGGTTGTGCAAGCCATCCCGATACCGAACGGCCAAAGCGTGAAGATTGAGTGGGTGGATCAGTTTACCGGCGAACCCGCCGTGCTGGCTTTCAACGCGACATAGAGGGGCACCGATGAGCGATACCATTTCCGCATCGGTGCAGGGCTTCACTGTTCTGGTGGAGCAACAGGCCGCGGCGGTGCAGACATCCATTGCGGCGGCGCAGCCCGGCAAAGTAGCATCGTTCCGCCCTGGTTCCATATTGCTAGCCATCGCGCAAGCCACCGCCGGCGTGGCGCTATGGTTGCAGGGCTTGATCCTGAACTTGCTGCTGGTAGCGCGGGCCGCGACCAGTTCGGGCAGCGACCTTGATTCCTGGATGGCGCAGTTTCAGGTGACGCGCATCGGTGCGACCACGGCGACGTGCGGCACCGTTCAGTTGAGCCGCTACAGCACCAGCGTTGCGGTGACGATACCGGCCGGCGGGCTGGTGATGACCGGCGACGGCTCCCAGCAGTTCACGATCATACAGGACACCAGCCAATCGGGCTGGAATGCCGCCGCCGATGGCTATGTGATGGGCGTTGGCGTTGCATCGGTGCAAGTGACCGCGCAGGCCGTGAACAGTGGTGCGGCGGGCAATGTGGGCGCCGGCACCATCACGCAATTTGCATCCGGCATCGTGGGCGCGGACACCGTGACCAATACCGGCGCAGCGAGCGGCGGCGCGGACCCGGAAACCGACCCGGCGCTGCGGGCGCGATTCTGGAATTACCTGCAATATCTGTGGAAGGCGACTAGCGCCGCCGTGACTTACGCGGTGCAGACCGTGCAGCCTGGCCTGAGTGTGACCATCACGGACGGCTATAACGAGGCCGGCGTGATGACGCCGGGATATTTTTTCGCCACGGTGGACGATGGCACGGGCAGCCCGAGCGCCGCGCTGATCAACAACGCGGCGCAGCAGGTGCAACAAACCCGCGCGCTGGGCATTCAGGCCGCGTGCCACGGCCCGACCGATCTTGTGGTGAACGTGGCCGCCACCATCGCCACAAACAACCCGCTGGTTGACCAGCCCGCCGCCGTGGCCGCCGTTACCGCCTACGTTGCGGCGACGAAACTTGGTCAGACGCTCGATTACTTCAAGACCGGCGCTGCGCTGGGTGGGGCCAGCCCGACCATTACCGAAGTGGTGAGCATGACGCTGAACGGCGGCACATCGGCTATCGTGCCGAGCGCGACGCAGAAGATCGTTGTTGGAACTGTCACAGTATCGACGGTGGCGTAAATGGCCACGGGTGACGCGACGGATATTGGCGCGCGGCTTCGTGCCCTGCTGCCGAGCAACTGGTTCCCCAATGGCCCGCAGCCCGTGCTGGATAGCGTGCTGGCCGGGCCGAGCGCCGCGTTCGCGTGGGCGTATGGCCTGCTGACCTGGACCGGGCAGCAGTTACGGCTTGCCACATCCCAAGGCGGGATGCTGGACCTGTTCGCCTACGACTTTTTCGGCACCACCCTGCCGCGCCGCAGCGGTGAAGCCGACACGCCGTATATTCTGCGCATCGGCCAGGCTTTGTTTGCGCCGCGCGTGACTCGTTACGCGATGGGCCAGGCGCTCTACCGGCTGACCGGACGCTCGCCGTGGATATTCGAGCCGTTCCTGCCGATCGACACGGGCGGGTATTTCAACCCGGCAAATCCGACCGTATGCAACGGTTTGGCATACGGCGTGGCGGGCCGCTACGGATCGCTGGCGCTGCCGGCGCAATGTTTCGTGATTGCGTTCCGGCCCAAGACGCAGGGCATCGCCTACGTGGCCGGTTACGGCAACCCGGAAGGCGCATACGGCATCGGCGCCACCGAATATCTGAGCGAGGCCAGCGACCCCGGCACCGTTCAGGACTCCGAAATTCTAGCAACGATTAACGCGACCAAGGCCGCCGGCGTGGTGGTTTGGACGCAAATTCAATCCTGATCGAAGGATAATTAAATGGACCGCAAGATTGTTTACCCGAGCCAGATTCCCTTCGATACGGATGTGCTGCTGACCAACCAGTTCACCATGATCGCTATAGGCTATCTGGCCGAGGCGGTGTTTGGTTCCACGACCGTATTCAACGGCCTGGCGTGCCTGCCCACCAGCCCCACCCCCGATCTTAACGTGCATGTGCAGCGCGGCATGATCGCATCCATGGCGGTGATCGAGCAGACCAGTTACGGATCGCTCCCGGCTGACACATCCGACCCGCTGATGAAGATCGGGATCAACACGGCGGTAACTTCGTTCAGTTTCGTGCCGCCGAGCAGCGCCGGGTATTCGCAAAACTTCCTGATCGAAGCGCAATTCCTGGAATCCGACACCGGCCCGGTTGTGCTGCCATATTACAATTCAGCCAACCCCGCCGTTCCATATAGCGGGCCGGGCAATTCTGGCACGGCGCAGAACACGCAGCGCATTGAGCGCGTATCGTTGCAGGTGAAGGCCGGCACCGCATGGGCGCCGGGCGGTTCCGCCGTGGTGCCGGGCGCCGACGCCGGATGGACGCCGCTATGGGTGGTGAACGTGAGTAACGGCCAGACCCAGATAACCAGCAGCAACATCACGATCGCTCCGGGCGCACCGTTCCTGCTGACGCAGCTTTCGCAGTTGCGGCAGAAATTGACGGGCAACCTGACACTGTACGTGGCGGCGAACGGCAGCGATACCGCGAACAACGGCCTTAGCACATCGGCCCCGTTCCTGACCCCGCAGGCCGCATGGAACGCGCTGATCAACACCTACGACCTGAACGGCTATAGCGCCACGATCAGCCTGGGCGCGGGCACGTTCCCGGCGCTGAACGCGGCGGGGCAACCGACCGGCTTTGGCGCGAATAGCACCGTTACGATCCAGGGCGCCGGCGGGACTAGCACGTTCATTACGACATCGGCCGCGAATCAGCACGCCGTAAATGTGGCGGGTTCCGCGGCCATCATCCTGAAAAACGTAGCCCTGAGCGCGACGGGCACGGGCGCATCTGCGATTTCGGTAAACAATGGTTCCAGCGTATCCGGCCTGAACGGCGTTGTGTTCGGTGCGTGCGGATACGGCCATATCTCGGCGCTCGGCGGTGTGGTTTTTGCGACCGGCAACTACTCGATCAGCGGCGCCGCGATTTCGCACTTCGCCGCGCAGAACAACGGCGCGATTACCTTGAACGGATTGACCATCACCGGATCGGGTGCGCTGGCATTCACGATATTCGCCAATGCGCAGACAGGATCCATGAACCTGAGCACCGTGACGTTCAGCGGTTGCGGATCGTTCACCGGGCAGCGGTATTTTGCTTCGATGGGCGGATCCATCAACACAAACGGCGGCGGCGTTAATTTCCTTCCCGGCAATGTGGCTGGCTCGGTGGGCAGCGGCACCGCAACCGGCTTCTACGGTTAAGGCGCGGCGCTATGACCGCGAATGACGCATCGGGCCGGCTCGGCGCTATCGTTGAGCGGCTGGAAAAGCAAATCGACCGCCTGGAAGAAGCGACGTTTCCGCGCATTCTGGCCGCTGAAAAGACCATCGCGGAATCCGAAACCCGCCTGGCCGTGATCGAGACGCACCAGAATCAGATCATGGCTGACATCGCCCGCGCCATGGAAAGCGATGAGAGTTTGAAACGGACCTTGGCATCGCTGCTAGAGGCCCAGCACCAGAGTAGCGGGGCGTGGGCCGTGCTGCGGAGCGGGTGGACGCTTCTCGTTGCCACGGCGGGTGCGGCGGCGGGTGTGTTCGCCGGCACGAAACTTTCGCACTGAGGAAACCATATATGGCTGCCATATTTGGCGCGCTGGCATCCGTGCTGGCCGCACACCCCAATCTTGCCTATGCCGCGACGTGGATTGCGATTGCCGGTTTCGCGGCATCGTGGCTGGACGCGGTGATACCGCAACCCGCTGCCGGTTCGCATTGGTTGCCGGTGCGCAAGGTGTTGAGCGCATTAGCCGGCAATGTAGGCAACGCGGCGAACAAAAATCAGCCGCCGCTGGCGACGTGGATTCTTCGCGTGCTGATACTGGCCGCGAAAAGCGTTCCGGCCGGTTCCATTACCGGCGAGGCGGCGCAGGTGGTGCAAGCCATTGCCGCGGCCGCACCGCTGCCGCCCGCGCCCGCTACCCCAAAAACCTGAGAGGACGCAATGGGAATTGCACTTTTTCTGATCCTGGTTGTTGGCCTGCTGCTGGCCTTCCTGACTTTCGACGTGGATGAGCCGGAGCCGAAGCATCCGCGCCATCACCACACCCGCAAACATCGCTGATAGGACCGACAGAATGAACCACAACCTATTCCGTGCAACCGCCCTGGTTGCCGCCCTTTCGCTGGGCGCGTGCCAAACGCTGACCGCCTTCGTGGCGCCGACCAGCACAACCGCCGTGGTGCAGGACATCAAGGCGCTGCAAGCCGACGCCGCAACGGTAGTGAACGGCCTGCAAGCCATTCTGCCAACCGTAGCCGCGCTGGGCAGCAAATACGCGCCGCAGATCGCCGCCATCGAGGCCGATCTTGCCAAGGCATCGGCACAACTGGCCGCGCTGAACGGATTCACGAATATCGCGGATGCCAAAGGCACGACGCAGATTATTGTTACCGTGCTTTCCGACGCGCTGAAAACCGCAGCGGCGCTGCCCATTCCGGTGCCGTATTCGACGGCCATTACCGCGGCGAACGTGTTACTGCCGGTTCTTGCCGGATACTTCGGCCTGCCGCTGCCGGCGAGCGCCGTGGCCCCCGGCCAGTTTACCCTGACGCCTGACCAGGCACGCCGTAACCTGCAATACTGGGTGCATCGGGGCTGACATGAAACGCGGCCTATTACCGCACAACCCG